GCTGGCTACCGAACAATACGGTGCCTCTTTCTTTGGCCGCGGCTCGATCCCGAGTGGCATCATCGAGACGCCACTTGACCAAGAGCTAACAGAGCAAGCGCGCAAGAATTTGCGCGAATCTTTCGAGTTGATTCACCGCGGCCCGAGTAATTCTCATCGCGTAGCTATCCTCGAGGGTGGTATGACCTACAAAGCTTTAGGTTTACCACCTGAAGTGTCTCAATTTCTCCAGACTCGTCAATTCCAAGTCGTCGAGATAGCTCGCTGGTACAATATACCTCCACACTTATTGCGCGATTTAACTCATGCAACGTATTCTAACATTGAACATCAAGGCATTGATTTTCTAACCTATACTCTTCGTCCATGGCTTTTGAGATGGCAGCAGGAATATCATCGTAAATTGTTTAATGTTAGAGATAGACATAAATATTGCGTCGACCATGACACTAATAATTTGCTTCTAACTGATACAGTGGCTCGTTATAATGCATATCAGACTGGGCGCTATGGTGGCTGGCTCACTCTGAACGAGATTCGACAGCGAGAAAGGTTGCCGGCTTTGCCTAGTGATATTGGTGATACTCATCTAATGCCAGTGAATACTACAATACTGGGGCGAGAAAACATTGTGTCGCCCATATCAATAGATGATTTGACTAAGGTTACTGATTATCTTAAGTCAAACAGGCCGGTATCTTATGATTCCGCTAAAAACATAATTAACGCTGTTTTGCCTGGTATGACAGACCAAGCGGTTCAGTCGTTAATTGGCGAGCTGCAGCGCTCAGGAGTCGTTTATGCCTAACAAGGAGCAGAGGTATCATGCGGCAAATCTTGGGCTTTCCGAAGAGCAAGGGGAGCCTACTCTTTTTGTTGGGAGAGTTTGCGCTTACGAATCGTTGTCTGAACTTATCGACGGCGCGTTTTGCGAAATTTTGACGCGCGGCTGCTTCGACGAGCATCTAAAGACGCAGCCTGACGTATATGCTAGCATCAATCATGATGCGCAAAAAATATTAGGCCGCGTAAGCTCTGGGACATTAATTCTTGACTCTCGCGACGATGGCATTTACGCTAGCGTCAGTATTGGTGCCTACAGTTACGCTAAGGACCTCGTCGAAGCAATTAGACGTGGCGATATTCGAGGAATGTCTTTCATTTTTCAGGTTGACCGCGATTCTTGGGAGCGTCAAAATGATATAATGATACGCAGGGTGCATAAGGCTAAGCTATACGAGATCAGCTATGTGCATTACCCCTGTTATAAAGCTACTGAGGCCGCCTTAAGAGCAGCTGAAGTTGGCCTAAAAACAGCATTGAATCTCAATGAGATTTGTCGTAAGAAAATTAAGGTTTTAGAAGCTGAAAGCTTTAATTAACGAGGTCATTTATGTCTAGGGTTAAGCGACTTGCTGAAGAAAGGTTATCCCTGGTGAAGTCTGCCAGGGATATCATTGATCGTGCAGAAGCCGAGAAGCGCTCCATGAACACTGAGGAGCGCGCCGAGTGGGATAAAATTATGCAGCGTGTCGATGAGTTGAAAGCAGAAATCGAGCGCGCCAAAAGGCAAGAGGAGGAGGAGAGCGAAGAAGCTGTCCAAGAAGAGGAGGAGTATCAGGAAGAAGAATCGCCGAGCGAAAATGTCGACGACGAGGAGAGCGACAGACAAAGATCGCGGGCTCCTTCTCGTGATACGCGCCGCACTCCGCCGGGTGGATCAGTGTCTCCCCGCCTGGATCGTGATGTAGCTCGTCGGTCTAGCCCAGAGTATCGGCAGCTATTTTGGCGCTGGGTTCGCGATGGAGATTCTGCCCTTCGTGGGCGTGAAGCTCGTGCTATTCAGGCCGACGCAGATGCCCTCGGCGGCTATCTTGTTGCGCCACAACAATTTACGTCCACGCTAATCAAAGCTGTGGACGATTTGGTTTTTGTCCGTAAATATGCCACCAAATATGTCCTTAAAGCGGCGCAAACTCTTGGTGCTCCTGTACTAGATTCCGACGTGGCTGATGCTGATTGGACCAGCGAGTTAGATACAGGAAATGAGGATACCTCACTCGCTTTCGGCAAGCGCGAGCTAACCCCCCATGCCCTGGCTAAGCGGATTCGGATCAGCAATAAGCTGCTTAGGCAGGGCACAATCACCTCGGTGCTGTCTGCTAACGAGCCGACTAGCGTTAATGGTATCGAATCATTCGTTGTATCCCGTCTGGCCTATAAATTTAGCGTCTCTGAAGAAAAGGCTTTCTTGACTGGCTCTGGTGTTAGGCAGCCGCTCGGTATGTTTGTCGCGAGCACGTCCGGCATTAGCACGGCTAGAGATTTTACTTCGGGGTCGACTACTGGCATTACGGCAGACAGGCTGATTGCGGCGAAGTATAACCAGAAAGCTCAATATTGGCCTAGGTGCCGCTGGCTATTCCACCGTAATGTTTTGCTGTTAATTCGTCAGCTTAAGGATAGCTTTGGTCAATACTTATGGGTTCCTGGCGGCCTGGGCGGAGAATCTGATACCCTGCTTGGCCACCCGGTCGATATGAGTGAGTACGCTCCATCGACTCTAACAGCTGGGCAATATATCGGCATATTTTACGATCCAGCTTTTTACTGGATTGCTGATGCTGATACGATGCAAGTGCAGAGATTGGTGGAGCTATACGCCGCTAGCAATGAAACTGGCATCATTGCTAGGCGAGAGCTCGACGGCATGCCGGTCCTCGAAGAGGCATTCACCAGAATTAAGACTAACGATTCATAATTAAGAATAGTTAACTGGAGAAAGCATTATGAGCCAAGACTTTGTTTTTTCGCGCAACATCTCCCGTGGCCTGAACGCTGTAGCTGCTGGCACAAGCGATCAATCAGCCACGGTCGACATGAGAGGTTACGAAAGCGCTGTCGCAGTAGCACTTTTTGGCACACTTACTTCCGGCCACCAAACTAAGCTCGTGGCCAAAGTAGGGAATCAATCTGATGGGTCTGACGCGGTCGCGCTGGCTGGCGCTGAAACAGCTCTCATGGGAGATACAGACAGTAACAAAATGTTAATTTTGGAGGTTGATTCAATTCCAAGTGGATACAGGTACTTAACTTTTACGGTTGACCGCGGCACCGCTAACGCCGTGATTGATGGCATGGTAATCATGCGAGAAACCAAAAAGATGCCTGAAACGCAAGGTAGCACAGTCAGCAAGTCACACATTGCTTATGGTGCTAATGTTAGTTCCTCCAGCTTGTCGGTTTCGACTGGTACGACGGCTGGCACGACCTGGAGTAGCACAAGGAGGACGTCATAATGCCAGTAGTCCGTATGTTAGCTACCAGCGCATCGCCTAAGCGTGTGCTGGAGCGCGATAAATATTATTCTTTGAGTAAATCGGAAGCTGAGGTTTTGTGTCGTCCCTATGCTGGGTATCGATATGAGATTAGCGATCGATTTATTGAGGTCCAAAACGAGGATGGGGAAATAGTTGACCAGCGTGCCGAAAAGCAATATGTCGACATAACTGGAACAGAGATAGGGGCTTTCGCTAGATTGCTCCTTCCTGGCGAAGATTACATGCTCTCTCGGCCACTAGAGATTTCCCCTGACGATCAAATCCCTTCGTATGCTCGTCGCCAACCGCGACGAGACGGAGGGGAAGAGTAATGCCGTCGATCCGTCATGGCGAAATAATTTTATCTCCGCCAGCGTGGGAACCTGTCACGCTGGCGGAGATGAAATCGCATTTGCGCATTATTGGCCAGGACGGGGATAATGATTACATTAATTATTGCATAACTGCCGCTAGAGAGTATGTCGAGGCGGTAACTAAGAGAGCTGTACCCCAACAGACAATTGTCGCGACCTGGGACGCCTTTCCGGGTAGACAGATCGATGACTACCGTCCCCCCGGATGGCGATATGGTATCATTAGGCTCCCTAGGCCGCCACTACAGTCGGTAGTTTCTGTGGAGTATTACGCCGCTAATCAAGGGAACATGCCGCTGGTGTATACTACTTTGTCAGCCACAGAGTATCAGGTAGATGCCACTTCAGAGCCCGGGCGACTGGCCCCAGCACCCAACAAGGTCTGGCCGCCGACAACTCCGCTGGCGTTAGCCGCTGTGCGTGTCACATTTATTTGTGGTTGGCCAAGCGCGTCTGAAGTTCCATCTCGAATTAAGCAGGCCATTAAGCTTATTGCTGGGCACATTTATGACCATAGAGAGGATAGCGTCGAAGTGGCGCTAACTCGGATCCCAACGGGTATGCGAGCTTTCGCAGCCGCTGCTGCCCCCTGGTCTTATTTCTAGGAACTATGTCATGCGTGCTGGCAAATTAAGGCATCTTGGCACTATTCTGACGCCAGTCGCTGAGGGAACCACCAACGAATACGGCGACTGGCCTGGGCAATACATACAGGGCGAGCAGGTATATTTTGCCATCGAGCCGCTGAGCGCTCAGGAGCGATACTGGGCGTCGCAAATTAGGCCAGATTTGACACATAAGATTACTATTAGGCATAATGCTAATATAAATTCATCATGCGCTATCAAGTGGTACGATGGTACTAGAGACAGGATATTTCAGCTTGGGCCAGCAATAAGTACTGAGGAACGATATATAGATATGGTGTTTACGGCGGCTGAATCTGAGCGTGTTCCACCCGATACAATGTGAGGCATTTATGCTTCAGTTTACTCTAGACGATCAGCTTTTCGCAAAAAAACTAACTGAGTTGCGGGCCGCGGCTCGCAATCGCATTGTGCGTCGAGCGATAACTAAGCTGTGTCAATATGTGGTCAAAGAGGCAAAGCGTAGGGCGCCAAAAGACAAAGGGTTGCTCCGCAAAAGCTTAGGATATAAAATCATAATTAAAAGAAATACAGGACGCGCGCTTGGTATTGTTGGCCCACGAGTCGGCTTTGACCGAACAAATCCATTAGGAAAAAAAGTCTCGGCTGTTAAGTACGCTCACTTTGTTGAGCGTGGGCGCGGGCCGTCTCGGCCAAAGAAAAAGAGGGTGCTATCTGGTGGCGAAAAGTTCTACGGTAAATTTTCTTCGCCGACCAAGGCTCAGCCATTCTTGGGGCCGTCTGTTGCCCAAGCCGAGCGGATGGCCGATCAAATAATTATGACTGAGATGAATTATCAATTATCTAAATTAGGTGCTTCTTAATATGGTGGAACGGCTACTGGTGCAGGCCATACAGGATCAGCTTCCTACCGGCGTAGGTGTATATCATGAGTATATCCCGCCTGGTGTTGGTGTACCAGCTGTCATCTACTCTATGATTTCGGCCTCTCCAATTAAGGCTTTATCTGGCCAGGCCGATTTGCACACTTCAACCTGGGCTTTGACTTTATACGCCGAAGATAGCGATGATCTTGCATCTTTGGAATCGCTAATGCTAGATTTAGCTGGGGAGGCTGCTCAGGAAGATGACAGCCACAAGCTTCTTTGGGCCTGGGTGGAATATTCTGGCCAAGGGAGCGAGCCCAGTAAGGTCCAGCAAATTAAGGGCGTTAGATGGTCTAATTTGACATTAACGTTATGGTACAGAGTTAAATGAGGATTAAATATGAGTGTATTAGTCGGCGCTGGAACAAAGTTGCAACTTCTTGATGGTACTTACCAGGATGTTGCCACTGTAACTAGTATTAGTGGCCCCAGCATGTCTATTGGTGAAATCGATGTCACTACGCTGGGTAGCTCCACTGACATGGTCAAGGATTATCTACCCGGATTTATCGACCCAGGGACAATACAGTTAGAGGCGCTGTATGATCGCAGCCAATGTGCTGCCCTGTATGCAACCAGAAGAACGGAACGTACTTGGCGCATTCTATTCACTGATGGTTCGAGGTGGGATTTCACCGGATTTTGGTCTGCTTTCTCTTCAGACGCTTCGATTGATGAGGCTGTCGGAATGCCATTTACAATTAGGCTTACCAGTCTACCAACATTTACGGAGTGATAATTATGGCTGTGCTAACTGTTAATACTGTTACCAGGGCAGGGTTTAATGTAGAGGGATCAGTTTTGACGGCTGCTTCCTCCGGTGGCGATTCTTTTCCTAACACTGGGCGGGAATTTGTTGTTTTCCGCAATGGCGACTCTTCCAGCAAAACCGTAACCTTGGTCTTTCAGGCAACCGTAGACGGACAGAGCATCACTAATCGGACTGTTTCTGTTCCAGCTGGCGAAACATTTATTTTCGGCCCCTTCCCCGTTAATTACTACAACGACGGGAATGGCCGAATGAACCTAACTTATAGTAGCGTAACATCTTGCTCTGTCGGCGCTTTTGCGATTTCAACTAACTAACAATGTGAGCAAATATGGACATTAGATCTCTCATATTATCTGCTAGCGATTTGCCCCAAGAGCTAGTCGAGATCCCAGAATGGGGCGTCTCTGTTTGGGTGCGCGCATTAACTGGCGCTCAGCGAGATTCATTTGAGGAGTCTTGCTTGATAGCGAAGAAAAGTAAGCGCGAATTAAGCCTAAAAAATGTTAGAGCTAAATTATGTTGTCTAACTGTGTATGCTACGCCAGAAGATAAAGTTCCAGTGTTTACGCAAGCTGACGCAGAAAAACTTGGCGAAAAGTCGGCTAAGGCGCTTGATCGAATTTACGAGGTCGCGGCCAGGCTGTCGGGTATCCGCGAAGCTGATATCGAGGAACTGGCGGGAAACTGAGGTCGCGGCCAGAGCGCCGCTTCTGGATTGAGCTGAGCTATCGCTACCACTTACCAATTAAATACTTGCAGCAAATCATTACTTCGCCTGAGTTTGCGGAGCTGTTGGCTGAGGAAAGGATTAACCCTAGAGGGGTTCTGCGCGACAATTATCACGCTGGCATCATTGCCAGTGCTATCGCCAATATTTATCGCAGCAGTAGCATCAGAATTGCCAGGCCGGATGATTATATTTTGGACTTTGAACCAGTGGAGGAGAAGAATATAATGCCTGAAGAGGAGATGAAAGCTAAGCTTAAGCAGATTGCGACTGAGTATGGCCACTATTGGAGCGCTCGCGGCAAAGCTAACACTTAATGCTGGCGCATTTAGCGCTAGCGTCGGTGGCGCTATCACTAATATCCGCAAGCTGTCTACCGAAGCTGCGGGAGCCGGCAAGGCTATGTCTACCGCCTTTGCTGGGGCCGCTAAATCTCTTGCTGGTCTTGCAGTTGGAGCAGCAGCGAGTATTGCCGCATTAGCTTCTAAAGGTGCAAATCTATCTGGGTCATTGTTTGAAGCTGCGAGATCGCTCGGTGCAACCACCAGCGGTCTTGCCACTCTCCGCGTTGGCGCACGACTTCTCGGCGGAGATGCATCGGATGCAGATGCAGCACTTAGCGCGCTAAATGACACACTGGCCGCCGCATCTCGTGGGAGCGCAACTGCTACTGCAACCTTAAGCTCTTTAGGCTTGAGCGTACAAAAAATAACTTCATTAAGCGTTGACAGGGCGTTCGCCGCCATTGCCAATGCCATGGATCAAATTAAAGATCCGGCGCAGCGGGCAGCAATCGCAACCCGGCTATTTGGCGACGCCGCCGGGAAAATATTGCCGCTGCTCTCATCTGGCTCCATGGAGGATTTCGCAAAAGCGGCAAAGCAATATGGTCATGCTATCGACGATGCTGCCGCTTCGGCTGCCGCAGACGCAATCTCATTCACGGAATTTAAGTTGGCGCTCGAGGGCGTGGCAATGCAAATAGCCACTCAGTTAGCGCCGTTAATTAATACACTGAATTCTTATCTGGTTAATTTAGCCTCTCGTGGTAGTGGCGTAGGCGATATTATTTCTGGGGCTATGCAATATGCCGCCAGGGGGGTAGCATTCCTGGTTGACTGGTTTGTCAATCTAAGGATAGCAGTTAACCTGGTCTATATTGGCATTGTTTCTTTAGTTCGCGGTGCTACCTGGCTCATCGAGAAATTTGTGGCCTTGCTGGGCCACCTGCCAGATCGCCTTGGCGGAGATATGTTTAGGGCGACTGCCAAATCGCTCGAAAAAATGGGGACGGCATTGCGAGGAGAAATTGATGCCACTGCTAAAGCATTGGATCGAGACTTTTACTCTGATTCTGCCAGGGGCTCGGTGCTCAAATTCTTTGACGATTTAGTTAAGGCACAAGAAAAAGCAGCCAAATCTAGGTTATCACTCAAGCTTGCCGGCGGCGCTACTAATATTTTCGCTCGTGACAGAAGCACATTTAGCCGGGCCGCTTCAGTGATTGAGGCAGCCAAAACGCCGCTGCAAAGTTTCAACGAAACATTAATTATGCTCAACAAAACATTAAGTGTTGACTCCCCTGAAAGTTGGCGCGTTTTTGCTCGTGCTGCGGGCAAAGCTTTGGAGCAGTTAGAGAGTGCATATAATCTATCGGATATAAAGCTTGCTGGCGCCGTGATGGCCGGTACCACTGAAGCATATTCTGCCGTAGTTCGGAGCACTCGCGAAACCGATATGCGTCTGCGCGAATCACCGCAAGCCAGGGTTGCTCGTATTTTGGAGCAAAGCAAGGAGATAGAACGCAGGCAAGAAAAATACCTGGAGGAAATCGCCAGGGCACTTGCCATACCGGCTAAGGAGGTAGTGATTCCCTAATGGCTGTTACATCGATTCAGCTGATGATGCCCAGAGAAGCCACGGCGCAAACACAGCGCAAGGGCATGCTCGCCGAAATCGTTAACAGGCAATACATTAAGAGGCTGCTCGTAACTACTAATGATTATTTAGACGGGCCAGAAACAATATTGGGAACGTCAGGAATACCAACGCTAGGAGAATCATACATACTCGGCAATGATGCAGACGTCCTGGCAACTTGCGTCAAAGTGCAAGTCAATCCGCTAGATGTACCGCTTCTGTGGGAGGTAGTTGCCACTTATGACACATCAAGAGTTGTTGATGCCTTTTTTGACAACCCGCTCAATCAACCTCCTGAGGTCAGCTGGTCTTTTGCTGGCCATACTCGCCCTATGGTACGAGACATACGCGGCGTACCGGTGCTATCTTCCGCTGGAAACGCATTCGATCCCCCATATGAGTACGAAGATTCCAGGCCGGTAGTGAGTATAGTTCGCAATGAAGCTTATTTTAATTCTGCACTAGCTATAGCATACCAAGATGCCTGCAATGCCGATGTTTTTGGCCCAGCGGGCATCTATCAAGCCAGGATGGTTAGCATTAGCGGCCAAAGGCAGGCAGATGTTGGGATTAGTTATTACCGAGTCACCTATGAAATCCAGTTTAGGCGCGAATCGTTTGCAGTACCGATTTTAGACCAAGATTTTAGGGATATTGATGGCAGACAATTCAGGGACCCGTTGACCGCGGCACCCCTGAGCAACCCAACTCTGCTAAATGGCCGTGGAAGGGCACGCACCGTAGCTACAGGAACGTTGGCTGAGGCCATGGATGCGCAAACAAACTTGGCCCAGGTCGACGTAGATCCTGACGACTGGCCGCCTCTTGCCGATGGGATATTATCGGATTCATTTAAGCCG